GAGCGCACTCTCAAGCCTATGGCTGCGGTGCAAGCCCGTGTCCACTATGCCATGAAGCAGGAGTTCAAACTGCTGCGGGCCATCATTGCTGAGTATGCAACAGATGAGTACATGTACACGCCTGACCGTGCCGAACCCCGTGCCCGCCGCATGGACTACGACATGGTGGAAGTCATTCCTGTCAGCGACCCCAACAGCAGCACGATGGCACAAAGAGTTGTGCAGTATCAGACCGTGTTGCAGATGGCACAGGCTACCCCACAGATATACGACTTGCCCCAGTTACACCGGCAAATGATCGAGGTTCTGGGTATTAAGAACGCAGATAAGCTTGTACCTACTAAAGATGATATTAAGCCTTCTGATCCGGTCAGTGAGAATATGGCAGTTCTTGTGGGTAAACCAGTAAAAGCCTTTATATATCAAGATCATGACGCACATATCGCTACACACGAGGCTTTCCTACAAGACCCTCAGATTGCTGCGTTTATAGGGCAAAACCCCGCTGCACAGCAGGTGGTTGCTGCATTGAAGGCACATATAGCGGAACACGTAGCATTTAGCTATAGAAGACAGATCGAAGAAAGACTTGGTGCGCCGCTGCCACAGCCCGGTGAAGAGATGCCAGAGCTTATCGAGGAGAACCTGTCTAGGCTAATGAGTGAAGCAGCTATAGAACTTTCTAAACAAAAACAAGCAGTTGCGGCTCAACAACAAGCTCAACAGCAGATGCAAGACCCTGCGTTCCAGCAGAAACAGGCAGAATTGCAGCTTAAAGCCGCTGAACAACAGCGAAAAATGCAGAAAGATCAAGCAGATACAGCACTTGATGCTGCCAAACTACAGCTTGAGAAAGAAAAAGCAGACAACACCGCCGCTATTGAGGCCGCACGAATCGCTGCTCAGACAGATCAAGCCAATGCAAGACAGGACTTGGATGAGGCCAAAGCCATACTTGACCTTGCCAAAGCCCAGCAAATGCCTCCGAGAGGACAATAATCTATGGCACCAACCGTCTTCGACGTTATTGATAAGAAACTTGCCGATTTGCAATCGCAGCAAGAGGAATTTCTTGCAGGGGGAGGGGCTAAAGACTTCCCCCAGTACAGGGAATCGTGTGGGGTAATCAGAGGTCTAGCCGCTGCACGCAATGAAGTACAAGACCTTGCCCGAAACTTTACGGAAGACATAGATGACTGAAGCACTTGAGCTTACCCCGCTTGAACAAAAGCGGCGCAGAAAGATAGAAGATAAGGAAAAAGCGGAAGTTGTACTGGAAGAGCAAATCCCTAAACCAGTTGGTTACCGCGTTCTTATTGCTTTACCTACGATAGAAGACACATTTGAGGGAGGCATCGCAAAAGCCGCCGAAACCATGCGGGAGGAGTACATCCTGTCTATGGTGGGGCTGGTGGTCGATATGGGCGAGCAAGCCTATAAAGACAAAGAGCGATTTCCCGAAGGCCCGTGGTGCAAACAGGGTGATTATGTGATGTTCCGTGCCAATACAGGCACGCGATTTAAAGTTGGTAAAGCTGAATATCGTTTGATGAACGACGATTCAATTGAGGCTGTTATAGACGACCCGAGTAAATTAACTCGCGCTTGAGGACTAAATTATGCCGATGCAACAAGTAGAATATGAGTTTCCTGATCCTGATAAGCAAGCTGCTTTACAGGAAGTGGAGATACCAGAACAAGAGCCTGAGACCCCAGATGTAGAGATAGAGGGGGCTGTAGGGCGTGAAACTATTAAAAAACCTTCTGAAAAAGAAGAAACGATTAAAGCAGGTGACGTTGAAATAGAAGTTGAAAATGACGTACCGCCTGAAGATCGTGATAGAGAACCACTGGAGCCGCCTGAAGAAGTTACTGAAGAAGAGCTTCAGCAAGTCCATAAAAAGAATATTAGAAAACGACTACAGCATTTTAGCAAAAGCTACCACGATGAACGCAGAGCAAAAGAAGAAGCTTGGCGTGAACGTGAGGCACTAGAGCAGTATGCAAAGCAATTAGTTGAGGAAAATCAACAACTTAAAAGCCAAACAGACCAAAGCCACAATGCTTTGATTGAATCTGCAAAACGACAGGTAGCGTCTGAGTTAGCTGTAGCCCAGCAACAATACAGACAAGCGTATGAAACTGGTGAAGCAGATAAAATCCTAGAAGCACAACAGGCTTTGAACACTGCTCAAATAAGGTCTGAAAAGATAAACAGTTTGAGACCTAAAGCAGCTACCCCTGCTAGAGAAAATACAGCTTTACAACCTGAACAAAATACTGTTCAATCACAAGAACTTGCAGCTTCACAGCCTGAACCTCCACCACGAGATGAAAAAGCTGTCGCATGGGCTGACAAGAATACATGGTTCGGAAACGGGCCAGAGGGTGACCCAGAGATGACTTCGTTCGCTTTTGGGTTACATACAAAGTTAGTTAACGAGGGTATAGACCCTCAGTCTGACGAATACTATGACCGTATCGATGCTCGTATGCGAGAAGTATTCCCCGCTCAATTTGATGACGGGATAGATGACGAACCTAAGGAGGTTTCCAAGCCTAAACCTAGTAATGTGGTTGCCCCCGCTACGCGGAGCACGTCACCTAAAAAAGTGAAACTAACGCAATCACAGATATCTATCGCAAAAAAACTTGGAGTCTCACTGGAAGACTACGCCAAACAGGCGGCTAACTTAGCGAGGAAACAATAGTATGACTGATAACAAACTACGTATGCCTAGAGAAAGCGAAACTAGGGAAAAGACTGCACGTAAAAAGGCATGGACTAGGCCAGAAGTATTGCCTAACCCTACGCCGGAAGACGGTTATGTCTATCGTTGGATTCGTACCAGCACACGCGGTGTGTCTGATGCTACTAATGTTTCTTCAAAACTGCGTGAAGGATGGGAGCCTGTACGGGCTGATACTCACCCTGAGATATTTACTGACGCCATTGTCGATGACAGGTTTAAGGACAATATCGTGATAGGTGGGTTAATGCTCTGCAAAGCCCCAGAAGAGATGGTCGCAGAACGCAACGATTATTATAAGCAGCAAACCGCTGCTCAGATGCAGTCTGTAGACCAGAACTTAATGCGAGAGAGTGATCCGCGTATGCCTATATTTAATGATAGGAGATCGACGGTTACTTTCGGTAAAGGATAATTAGGAGTCTATCATGGCATCTTCTGCTGCCCCATACGGCTTTAAGCCGTTAAATCTGATTGGAGGACAGCCTTACGCTGGTTCTACCCGTCAGATTAAGATCGCTTCTGGTTATGGCACCAACATCTTCAATGGCACAGTTGTGGCTATTGTTGCTGGTGGCACAATCGAGATAGTGACTACAAACGGTGACGACTCTACGACTTTCCCCGCCGGTACTGTCGGCGTGTTCGTAGGTTGCACTTACACTGATCCCAATTCTAAGCAAAAGCTATTTAGCCAGTATTGGCCCGCCAGCACTGTAGCTTCTGACGCTATGGCTTACGTTGTGGATGATCCAGATTGCTTGTTCCAAGTTCAGGCCGATGGCGCTGTAACTCAAGCTGATTTGGGTCAAAATGTGCATTTGGCTGAAGTACAGTCTACCAGCACAGGAAGCACCACTACTGGTAATTCCGATATTGCTGTGTCTGCTACTACTGCGGCTACTGCTACGTGGGCTTTCCGGATTGTTGACTTTGTTGACGCACCGGGATCATCAATTGGCGATGCTGCTACGGATTTGATCGTTAAGTTCAACCCCGGCCAGCACTCTTATACTAACCAGACCGGTATTTAAGGAGAGTATTGAGACATGGCTATTTCAAGAGCGCAATTACTCAAAGAACTCCTACCGGGCCTAAATGCCCTATTTGGCATGGAGTATGAGAAATATGGTGAAGAGCACGCTGAGATTTTCGAGACTGAAAGCTCAGATCGTTCTTTTGAAGAAGAAACCAAGTTGTCTGGCTTTGGTGCCGCCCCCGTCAAGAACGAAGGGTCAGCCATTGCATACGACAACGCCCAAGAAGCGTGGACTGCTCGATATAACCACGAGACAATTTCTATGGGCTTCTCAGTAACCGAAG